ATGCCTAGGAATTATAAAAAAGAATATAAAAGTTACCATAGTAAAGATGATCAAAAGAAAAGAAGAGCATCTAGAAATAAGGTAAGAAGAGCTGCCCTACGTAAGGGTACGGTAACCAAAGGTGATAAAAAAGATGTAGATCACAAAGACGGTAACCCTAAGAACAATAAGAAAAGTAATCTTAGAGTAGTATCAAGAAGTAAGAACAGATCCTTTCCTCGTAATAAAAAAGCAGGAAAGAAAATTGTAAGGAGAAAGAAATGAAGAATTTAATAATTGTATGTGTATTAAGTTTAAGTTTAATAGGTTGTGCAGGATCACAAATATCTGTAACTGCGTCTGCACCGAAAGGTCAAGACCTAGATATATCTATTAAAACTTCAGACAACAACGAGTAAGGAGAGGCGTTATGCCAATGGTTGGAGACACAAAGTTTTCTTATACTGATGAAGGTAAAAGAAAAGCTAAGTTAGAAGCTACTAATACAGGCCAAACTATGCACGTAGGCTATAGAAAAGGTGGGGGAGCTTTAAAAGTAGACTCACCTACTGGCAAGAAATGTGTATTTGGTATAAAGAAATAAATGGCTATACCTACTTTTAAATCTGTAGGGGTAGCATTATCTACTACAAATAGAACAACTTTATATACTACTCCGAGTTTATCTCGTGCTGTAGTTACTTCTATTATGGCAGGTAATGTTGATGGATCAAGTGCAGCTACATTAAAGCTTGAGTGGTATGATGCGTCAGCTACAACACATTACGCACTTACTGGAGCATACAGTATAGCAGCAAATGGATATTTAATTATATCTGATTCTCCTATTTATTTTGATGCAGGTGATCTTTTATCTGCAACAGCAGGAGCAGCCAATGATCTAACAGTCACTGCTTTTGTAGAAGAGTATTCAACAGGATTCTAGATGGCAAGAGAACTAACAGAAAAACAAACAAAATTTATTGACGCTTTATTTGGTGAAGCATTAGGTAATCATAGATTAGCAATGGAGATAGCAGGGTACAGCCCAAACACTACATGGAGAGATGTTACTGCTAATATTAATGAAGAGATACTACAAGCCTCCAAAGAATACTTATCTATGCACGCACCTAAAGCAGCTATTGCAATCACAGGCATAATAGATGATCCTACAGAGCTAGGTAATAGAGATAAATTAACCGCAGCAAAAGATATACTAGATAGAGCAGGCGTTGTAAAACAAGAGAAGATAGAAGTAAATACTCCTTCTGGTTTGTTTATACTGCCTTCTAAGAACAATGAAGAAGAAGAGATAGATGGAAATTGAATATAAAAGAAAACTAGGTTCTACTATACCCTTTGGTTGGGAACTAGTAGAGAACTCAAAAGATTTATTAAGAAGCATACCAGAACAACATGAACTATTAGATATGGCTAAACAACATGCTAAAACATCTAGTCTACGTGAAGTAGCTAAATGGTTGTCAGCAAAAAGTGAAAGATCTATATCACATGTTGCTCTTTTTAAAATGTTAAAGAAGGATGAAAGTGAGCGAAATAAAAAAGCAGCAAACATTAGATGGGAGCGAGTTAAAGCCAAGACAAGGTCAGAAACGCAAGAAGATCTCGTCAGGGAAGCACAAAATTATTCGATCCAAAAGGAAGCCACCGCCCAGGGCTAACATAGTCGAAACGGATACTGTAGAAGATGATCTACATAATATCGAAGAAGAAAGAGATATTGTATTTCAACCTAACAGTGGACCGCAGACAGACTTCTTAGCTTCTAACGAAAAAGAAGTTTTGTATGGTGGTGCAGCAGGTGGCGGTAAATCNTACGCTCTATTAGCAGATGTGTTGCGTTATTGCAACCANCCTAATCATAGTGCTCTTCTACTGAGAAGAACAAATGATGAGCTAAGAGAGCTAGTACAAAAGAGTCAGGAACTATACCCAAGAGTATTTCCTGGTGCTAAGTGGAGTGAAAGAAAGTCTTTATGGACATTTCCCTCTGGTGCTAGAATATGGATGACATATCTAGAACAAGACAAAGACGTTCTAAGATACCAAGGACAAGCGTTTACTTGGATAGGTGTAGATGAGCTTACTCAGTATGGTACACCATATGCTTGGAATTACTTACGTTCTCGTTTACGTACTGTAGATAAAGATTTACCTACGTTTATGAGAGGTACTACTAACCCAGGTGGACCAGGTCATATGTGGGTTAAGAAGATGTTTATTGATCCTGCACCCTATAACTCATCGTTTTGGGCAACGGATATAGAAAATGGGAAAGTATTAGCTTACCCTAAAGGCCACGAAAAAGAAGATAAGCCTTTATTTAAAAGAAGGTTTATACCTGCTAAACTAACAGACAATCCTTACCTCGCAGAGGCAGGAGAGTACGAAGCTAACTTGTTATCTTTACCAGAAGTACAAAGAGAACAACTACTAGAAGGTTCGTGGGATATTGCAGAAGGTGCAGCGTTCACTGAGTTTAACAGAGATGTACATGTAGTAAAACCTTACAGTGTACCTTCTTCATGGAAAAGGTTTAGAACGTGTGACTATGGATACTCTAGTTGGTCAGCGTGTTTATGGGTAGCAGTAAGACCAGATAACAAATTAATTGTATATAGAGAATTATATGTACAGAAAAAAACAGCAGACGAATTAGCAGGATTAATACTAAGTATTGAAAGAGAACAGGATGATAAGATATGGTATGGTGTACTTGACTCATCTTGTTGGCATAACAGAGGACAAACAGGTCCTTCTATTGCAGAGACAATGATATTACGAGGTTGTCGATGGAGACAATCAGATAGAAGTAAAGGTAGTAGAATAGCAGGAAAGAACGAATTACATAGATTATTACGAGTAGATGAAGAAACAAAGGAAGCAGGGGTTGAATTTTTTTCAAATTGTGTTAAACTTATATCAGAATTACCACAGATACCTTTAGATAAGAATAACCCTGAAGATGTAAATACTAAAATAGACTACGACCACGGATATGATGCACTACGTTATGGCATTATGTCTAGACCAACCCCTAGAGGGTTGTATGACTCTTCTAACACAGATTGGAAGAAACCTTGGACACCTGCTGATCAAGTATTTGGATATTAAACATGGCTGAAGAAAAAAGTACAGAAACAGAAATAGAAATGAANATAGAAGAAAGTGAGCAAGATATACTTGCTGCTTACATAAACAAAAAATATGAATCTTCTAGTGANTCTCGGTACTCGCAAGAAGCGAGATGGATGGAGTCTTACAGAAACTATAGAGGTATTTACGGAGCAGAGACACAGTTTACAGAAACTGAAAAAAGCCAAGTATTTTTAAAAGTTACAAAAACAAAAGTTACAGCAGCATATGGTCAGATTATTGACGTACTATTTGCAGGACAAAGATTTCCTTTAGGCGTAGAAGCAACAAGAGTACCTTCTGGTGTAGAAGAAGCAGTACATTTTGATCCTAAAAATCCTGCAGCCCCTGAAGAAGATCCTAATCAAGGTAGTCTATTTCCGCCTGGTTCTATAGAAGAAGAGCTAGAGTTAGGAGCATTAAAAGATTTAGCAGATGATTTAGAATTAAAATCAGGTGCAGGGGTAACCCCTACGTCTATTACGTATCATCCTGCAGAAGACGCAGCACGTAATATGGAAAAGAAAATATTAGATCAGCTAGAAGAATCTTCAGCGTCTAAGCATTTAAGATCAGCAGCATTTGAAATGGCATTGTTTGGTACAGGAATACTTAAAGGACCATTTGCCCAAGATAAAGAATATCCTAGATGGGAACAGGATGAAGACGGCAATGGTACATATTCGCCTGAAATAAAAACAGTTCCTAAATTAGAGTTTGTTTCTTGTTGGGATTTCTACCCAGACCCTGCAGCAAACAATATGGATGAAGTAGAGTATGTGATACAGCGTCACAAATTAAACCACGCTGATATGAGGGCATTAAAAAACCGCCCTCTGTTTGATGAAGATGCCCTAGATGAATGTATCGAGATGGGTACTAATTACACCAGACAATGGTGGGAGGATGATTTAGATGACTATGATTCGACAAATATTAGCGTTGATCGCTACGAAGTCTTTGAGTTTTGGGGCAACATTGATAGAACAGTTGCAGAAGACGCAGGCTTGGATATACCTAGAAAATACGCAGATGTGGATTTGGTTCAAATCAACGCTTGGATTTGTAACAACAAAATTCTCAGGTTGGCATTTAACCCTTTTATGCCTATCCGTATTCCTTATTTTGCTGCTCCTTACGAGCTAAATCCTTACTCTTTCTTTGGAGTAGGCCTAGCAGAAAATATGGTAGATACACAACAGCTTATGAATGGCTTTATGCGAATGGCTGTTGACAATGCTGTTCTATCAGGTAACCTGATATTTGAGATTGATGAAACTAATCTCGTACCAGGTCAAGACCTAGAAGTACACCCTGGTAAGATATTTAGGAGACAAGGTGGAGCACCTGGTCAAGCACTATTTGCTACACAGTATCCTAATGTATCTTCTCAGAATTTGATGATGTTTGATAAAGCAAGAGCCTTGTCCGATGAATCTACAGGCATCCCATCTTTTTCACATGGCCAAACTGGTATACAAGGAACTGGTAGAACAGCGGCAGGGATATCCATGCTTATGGGTGCAGCCCAAATATCTATTAAGACAGTGGTTAAAAATATAGATGATTATCTCTTACAACCTTTAGGAGAGTCTTTCTATTCTTTTAATCAACAATTTGATTTTGATCCTGAAGTACAAGGTGATATAGAAATAAAAGCTAGAGGTACAGAAAGCCTTATGCGTAACGAAGTAAGAAGTCAAAGACTACTACAACTTATGCAAATTGGATCAAATCCTGCACTAGCACCTTTTGTAAAGTTCCCAGTAATACTAAGAGAGATAGCACACTCATTTGATCTTGATGCTGAGAAATTTGTAAATGATGAAAGAGAAGCTTTAAGACAAGCTAAAGTTATGCAAGCATCAGGTATGATGCAAGCACCACCACAGCAACCACCAGGAGCAGGCGGACCACCTACCCCAGAAGGAGGAGGAGCACCTACATCAACTAGTCCTGCAGGAACAGGTAATAGTCA